ACAATAGGTTTTTCCATATTACATTCGTGCTGTGCCTCGTAATGTAGCACTTTTATACCAAGGGAGACCTTCTCTGTCTTGGCGGGTTTCTGTCCATTCATCTTTAGTCATCTCAATACCATAAAGGTAATAAGACTTTTTTAATTCAGTTTCTTCACCTTCAATTGGGTCAATTGCGGGACCATCCCAATTGTGATACTTCCAAGCATCAGTTCCACTCTCTCTAAAGAAGTGATGGTATGCTCCATTATTACGCATACGTCTTACTTCATAAAATAATTCTTTCTTAGCCATAACTTATTTATTAAAATGTAATATTATCTCCCATATGATTGTCCCATTCGCAAATATACGAACCATTTTCTACTTTGCAAAATCGCCCTAGAATATCTTCAGCAACATATGTGCCTTGAGCACCTGAAACTGTAATACCACGAGCTGATAAAGCATCACCTACAAAGTGAACATTATCAAATTGGTTTAGTGCTAGATTTTTATAATCTACAAGTGGTTCAGGTGAAAGATATTTAACTTCTGGGATGTAAATTCCCCAATCGTCTTTAAGTGTTGGGAATACTTTTTTCATGTCCTCAATAAAGTCCATAATGTAAGTCCAATATTCACCCATTACATTCTCTACTCCACTCAAGTTATCGATTTGGTATGAACGAACATCTTCACCTTCTGAAGTTGTTGAGGGGATACGAGTTGGAGAATAATATAAACCAGTATTATTAAATTGGAGTTTTTGAACTACTTCACGTGCCCATTTAAATGGTTCTTCAATACCATTGATTTCCATCAAGATACCGAAATTAGTCATATTGTTTCTAAACGCTTCATCTTTTTTAGCGTGCCCATTGTATGAGTGGTTACCATACGTTTCTTCAACAGCAACATAGGCTGCATTGTTATTTGTACAGAAAGAGCGTAGTGAAACACCTTCATCCTCGAATTTACGATACAATTTGAAATCGTAACTAATGTCGATCAACTTTTGGAAGTGATGTTGGGGAGCTTCAAAACGTACACCAATTTGTACTGGTTTTGGTTCAGTGGGGAATGAGTATTGATCAGCTAATGCTTTACCAAAGTCGATACCTGATTTACCAACTGCAAAGATTAGGCGGTCATATTTTATTGTTTCTTTTGGAGTATTCCAATCACAATATACTTCTTGGTTATCAAAATCAATTGCAGTTACTTTAGTTTCCCAAATAAATTTAACACCTTTAGATACTAGATAATCGTACCAATTTTTCCCGATTTCATGTAGATAATCTGTACCAACGTGCCATACTGGGAACAAACGCAAACCAAAATATGGTTTAATAAAATCAGGTTCTGCTTGAGGATCTGAACATTGTACTTCTTCTGGTTTAGGGTGGAAACGTTTAAAGTTGTTGATTACCTCATCAAACAACTCCATTGCTTTATCTTCTCCACAATACTTAGACATATGACCTCCAATAGCAGTGTGGTAAGTTAATTTACCATCGCTCCAACCACCAGCACCTAAAAAGCCCTCCATTACTTCGGAATACTTTCTTTCATATGGACTTTTACCCATATCAATGATAGTGATAAGTTCACCAGGATAACCATTATCTACTAGTTTAGTAGCAGCATTAACGCCTGCTACTCCAGCACCTACGATTACAATTTTCTCCATTATAGAATTTTAATTTTTAACCCCTAAATATACGAAAAATATATTGGGGAATCAAGTTGTTGGGGCCACAGCTCCCGAAAAAATTTAACTTGAATCGACTGGCTATGAATCAGTCTAAATGTATTTTGAGTGTTAATTTACCAGTGCCTTTTATAACACGGTGCCACTCATGACGTTTTATAAATATACGATCTTTAAAGGAAATAGGCAAAGAATTATCAAATTGAAATTTCCAGTTTGTTTCTCCTATTATTTCTATAGTACGATCTTCATCATCCCGATGCCACATTAACTCAATAGGGTCAATGTTTTGGGAAAATTCTCGGATAATATACTTATTATTGACTTCTAAATCAACATAAGGACGATCACCAGAATCCTGTGAAGCTTGATTTGAGTCCGAGTAGTTTTGCATAACGTGGTAGTCTACAGCTCCAGTATGAAGCTTTAGTTTTGTCCTTTTTATTAGCACAATCGTGACGCTTAGCGAATGCTTGACGTGCTTTTGGGTTATTGATTTTAGCTTTTAAACCGCCTGAACCAAAACGTACTGTTTTAATTTTCTTGGTTTTAGGATCTTTAACATATACCTTATAAGCTTTACCACCTGAAGAGTCGCGCATTGGTTTACCAATTTTTTTCTTAGCTTCTTCGTTAATTTCAGTTTCATCTAAAGCATCAATTTCTTTTTGATGTTTAGCATAGAACTTTTGAGTTTTTATTGGAAGATTAAACATAGGTAAACCTTCTTTTTTAAAACGTTTGATTTGGTTAATCATACGTTGCTCATAAGTGCTGTAAGCTTCATCAATTTCCTCTTCTGTTAACTCGATAGGGAAATCTAATGGTACTTTTTTACCCTCAAACATACCAAAATTACCAAGATCTGTTTCAGTTAATACCTCTAAATCATCACCTTGCACCTCAAGGATGTTACGTGCGTATAAAGCGCGGGCTTCAGCCCATAAATTGAAATACTCAGTCGATCCAGCACGGAATACGTGCTCAGTAAGAGGTAATGCGTTATCCATGTGATATTTCAAACCCTCAGAAAGGATTTGTTTGGGCGCTAAACTTTCATTTAACACCACAGGCTTTTGAGCACTACAAGTTCCACATCCACAGCTACACATACTTATAAATATTATTTAATTGCTTCGTCGTACGAAATTTCAATTCTATTTCCTGTAATAGCACCATTTTTATATGCATGGTCTCTATTATAAACAATAGGACGTAAACCATTAGTAGCAGTACGAGTTACATCGTGTCTAACTACTAAAATTGGTTCATAATCTGTCCCTTCAATATCCGATAATTCACTCATTACATACCCTGAATCTATAGTAAGAGTATTGTTAGAGAATTTAAAATCGTTTTTAGTGAAAGTTTTTTTAACAACTACTGTTTTAGGATCATCTGTTCCAAAAATAATTGATTCTTCTTCACTATTAGGTAAATCCGTAATAATTACTCCACTATAATCTTGATTAGTAGCAGGATTAGTTAAACGGTAAATATCTGTTTTTTCAGTAGGACGTAAACCTAAATTTGGGTAAGGGTCTTTAAGAAGTTTAGCAGAAAACTTTTGCATTAATTCTTTATATCTTCTATCCGCACTTTCCCACATTGAAGCATTTCCTTTCTTAATAGAAATATTTGCTACTACTGTGTCGCCTGACATTAGTCTAGCGTCTGCTTTTTTACCTCCAGTTGTGTCTCTACCTACTTCAGTAGCTCCAGTAATGTCTTTGTAAGTTAAGGTTTTATTTTTACCTTTCAAAATTACTGTTATAGGACCTTCTTGAGTATATTGGTTAATACCACCAACAAATGCCGATTCATTATCTAAACCGGCAGAAGCACCACCTTGTCTTTCTTTAGGTTTAACTAAAATAGCAGTACCATCGTCTGCAATAATAGCTCCTAAAGATGATCCTTTAAAATCAGGATCATATTTGTATTTAAGATCATCTACTAATTTATCTATAGTAGCTTGTCTTTCATTACCTTTAGTTAATAGACGAATTCGTTTACTGCTTTTGATAATAATATCATCTTCATCAAAACCCGCATCCATTAATTTTAATTTAATGTCTTCTGCTGATTCATTAATGATTAGGGTTTCACCTAAACCAACACCTAAATTGTTAAGTAGTTCATTAAGTAAAAGAATATCCTGCTCATTATTTAAGTCAGGATACCCCTTATCGAATTTGTAAGAAAACTTACGAAAAAATTTATCAAAAACGTCCATTAAGCTTCTGTTTCTACATCTGTTGTTGTATCTACTGTAACATCTTCTCCACCAGCATCAACTGTTACATCAGTTGTATCACTAGCGGTTTCTTCTGGGAAATCCCCACCTGAACTACCTGTATCAAATTCAGCAGCATCTTGAGTACCACTAATATCAGGAGCTCCATATCTTAAAATACGAGCAATAGCGTTTTCAGCATTTTCTTGCTCGTTTAAGTTAAGTAAATAGTATTTTTTACCTTCAACTTCAGCAATAAATGTTCTAGGAGTATAAACTAAATAGAAATTTTCGTTGTTTTTGAGGTTGATTCGGAATGTAGTTGGTTTTGGAGCAACCCAATCGATCGAAGAGATAAATAAATCAAATTGAGGACCTAATAGAGATACTATTACGTCCTTCAATTCTGGGAACTTAGTTAATTCGTCATATTCAACAGCAGCTTTTTCAACTGATATTCTGTCTTGATATACTCGCTTAGCTAAGACCTTAATTTTTGCTCTTAGTTCCTGCTTTGTCATTAGTTAGACTTTAATTTTTCTGCTAAACGAGCAGCAATTTTTTTAGCTTTATCTAGATCGCCTTTGTTCATGGCTTTTCTAGCTTGTTGAAGTTGGTAGATTTTAGCATCATCTTTCTTATGCTTATTCATTGCTTTTTGGATGTCTGAAGCTACCATATCGGCTTCGCCTGGGTCTTCTTCGTTGAGTCCTTCTCTTTTTTGGACATGAGCAAGTAATTCTTCTGCTCT